ATAACAATGGATATAAAAGAAGAACTGCTTGGCCTTCCCAAGCACTGGGGTTTTGTTGCCGTTCAAAATAAAAGACCTTATCAAAACGACTGGCAAAATAATCCACTTACACGCTCACAACTATTTAAAGAAATATCTTCCAAAAAATCAACAGGTATCGGTGTTTGCTGTGGAACTCCTTCGGGTGGCCTGCTCTTCCTAGATCATGATGGGCCATCAGCAGCAAAAATATTAGGTGAATGGGGGTTTTCGCTTTCCTCATTACCACCATCATGGATGGTCACATCAGGTCGTGTCGGTAGATTTCAAATCATCTACCAAGTTCCAGAAAAATATTGGTCAAAAATTAAAACACGCAAATTTCAGACAGGTGTAAAAGATGAGGATGGGTCTGTTGAACAGATCGAACTGCGATGGAATGGTACGCAATCAATAGTATCTGGGAAACACCCAAAGACTGACGGTTATAGATGGATGGAAAATCGTTCGCCAAAAGACCTTGAAATTGCAGAAGCTCCCTTTGCCATAATCGAAAAGATGATGGAGCAGAAGAAAAAAACAACAACTCCACAGATACAAACCCTTAATTCAGATACTGATAAAGCACGTTCTCTTCTTCAATCAATAAATCCAAACCGTCTAGATGATTATGATGCTTGGCTCAAAATTGGCATGGCTGCTCATTCAGTTGGTGATAATTCTCTACTTCATGATTGGGAACAGCTATCACAAAAAAACAGCAAGTATCAATCAGGAGAATGTGAAAAGAAATGGGCATCATTCAAATTATCTGGCGTTTCACTAGGTACTCTCCAGAAGTTTGCCTCTGAAGATGGTTGGACTCCACCACCACGGACTTTCCCAACTTCAATTAAACCAGCAGAAGAACCAACTCCTGTTCCTCGTAAATTAGAACAACTTACTTCACAGGAACTTATAAACTTTTTACGCAACCTGAAACAGGAAATCAGATTTAATACCTTTTCTCATTCAATAGAAATGGATGGCAAAGTAATTAAAAATATTGAACTTTTTTATCTGACGCTAGCAGAACTTGGATACAAAGTGCCGAAGGAGATGGCAATTGATTGCCTGCTAAAAGTAGCTCATGAAAATGAATATGATCCTGTAAAACTTTATCTTGATCATTGCTGCAACGAAATAGAACCAGAACTTTATGGCATTGAAAGATTGGCCTCAACTTATCTCAGACCACAGGATCAAAAACTGAAAGAACCGACTATTTATGATGTGATGTTGAAACTTACTCTTATAAATGCGGTAAGGAGAGTTTATATTCCAGGTTGCAAACATGATTCAGCAACTGTCCTTCAAGGTTCACAGGGAATAAAAAAATCATCTTTTTGGCAAACATTGTTCGGCCCTTTCTTTTCTGATGCTCTTGGTGACATTTCTTCTAAAGATGATCTTCTTGTTCTACACAGATCATGGGGGATGGAATGGTCAGAAATTGATGGTGTAACAAGTCGCAAACACGCAGGGGTTGTAAAAGCATTTTTATCAAGGTCAACCGATCTTCTCAGAGTCCCATATGGTAAAGCTGTTGAAGAATGGCCAAGACGAGGCATCATCGTTGGAAGCAGTAACCGTGATTCAGGACTCCTCATAGATGACACAGGGAACAGACGTTTCCATATAATCCCATGCACCACAAAATCAATCGACCTCGACTCCTTACAACTTGAACGTGATGCTCTTTGGTCGGCTGCAATACATTTATTTAAAAATAATGAATCACATTTTCTGTCTTATGAACAGGAAAACCAAATTGAAAAAGAAAATCTTGGTTACATGGTTGATTCGCCTTGGCTTTCTGTGATAACCAACTACTTGAACGACCCAGCGAATGCCATGAAAGATATAACAATAGAACTTTTATTAGCCGAAGCGATAGAAAAACCAATCGAAAGACAGACAAAATCTGACACAATGACTGTCTCATCCATTCTCAAATCCTTACATTATGAACGTAAAAGGAAACGAGTATCGGGAACACCTAAATGGGTTTGGTTCTCACCTGTTCTCACCTCTGTTCTCACTACTGGGAACGGCTAAAATCCTTGATATAACTATCTTATATATATATGTTCTCTATGTTCTCTATGTTTTATATATAAATATAATAATAGGTAATATATAGGGAAATATAGGGTTAGGTAAGTTTGTAGCATTTCTGGGAACACTTGGGAACGTGGGAACACCTTGTAGTCTCAAATGAGTCTCAAATTACACAAATATTCATATTTTCGCTTTTCCGTGTAACATCTATGTAATGGCTAAAAAAGGTACAAAAATAGAAACTCTCATGAGGTCACGAGAACTTGGCGAGATCATTGCCAAGGGTGGTCGTAGATCTGATTGCGTTAGATATGCTTTGAAAAAATGGGGGGTCAGTGCTACAACAGCAGATAAATATTTAGAGATTGCTAGAGCCGAAATGAAAGCAGATTGGGATATGGAAAGACCTGAAATGGTGGCAAATCTTTTAGCTCAAGCTGCAACGCTACAGATGGAAGCTAGAGAAAAAGGTCATTTGCATATCGCTCTTGGTGCGATCAATACAGCAGCTAGACTTGCACAGATTATTTCGTGAGCATTTTAGATACAGTTCAACCTGGAAAAGTTTTATATCAAGTTGGTGCATTTGATCTTCCTACAACGCAACAAACGATTGATAGAATCTATCAGGATTTATTACCTCATCAAGAAAAATTTTGTGCAGATACAGAACATAGAAAACTAGCCCTTGTTTGTGGCTTTGGTGCTGGTAAAACTTATGCACTTTGTTCAAAAGCTGTAATGCTTGCCTGTCTAAATATCGGTCATGTATCTGCTGTTTTTCAACCAACAGCACCGATGTTAAGAGACATTTTAATTCGTACATTTAATGAATTATTAGATCAATGGCAAATACCTTACACGTTCAGAGCATCACCGCTTCCTGAGTATCAACTTTCTTGGGAAGAAGGAACACATACGATTTTGCTAAGAACAATGCTGACATATCAAAGATTGCGAGGCCAGAACTTGTGTGCAGTGGGATTTGATGAGGCAGACACTATCCCAAAACGAGAAGCAGAAAACGCTATGAACATGGCACTTGCAAGACTTAGATCGGGTAATGTTCAGCAGTTCTATGCAACAACAACTCCCGAAGGTCATGGTTGGGCATTTGAAACTTTTGAAAAAAATAGAAAATCTGATACTGCATTGATACAAGCAAAGACGGCTGATAATCCTTATCTGCCCGATACATTTATTCCATCTTTGTATGAAAATTATCCACCGCAACTTATAAAAGCTTATCTTCTTGGTCAATGGGTCAATTTAACAAGCGGACAGGTTTATGACAGGTTCTCCAGAGAACATCATGTCATCAATAAAATACCGTTTGATATCAAGATGGAGACTTTACTTTGCGGTATAGATTTCAACGTAATGAACTGCAACTGCGTTATTGGTGTGAGAGATGGTGACAGGTTAGTTATCATTGATGAAATATCAAAACAAAAAGATACAGATGCGTTGGCACAGGAGTTGGTCAGACGTTATCCTTCAAACAGAATATTAGTTTACCCTGACGCTAGTGGTTCAGCACGTTCAACGATTAACGCATCAAAGACAGATCTTGCGATACTCCAAGGTTACGGCTTCGGTTCAATGGCTCTCAAGAGCAACCCCTTTATCAAAGATCGAGTTGCAACCGTCAATGCGTTACTACAGAACGGCAAAGGGGAAAGACGTTTGGCGATTCATGCCAGTTGCACTCGTTTGATTGAGTGCCTTGAGTTGCAGAGTTACGATGAAAAGACAGGAGATCCAGATAAACAAAATGGATACGACCATATGAACGATGCTCTAGGGTATTTAATTTATCGTGAATTTAATTTGCTTTATGGTAGGGCAGGCAAGCGAACAGGGATTAGAATATATTAAAAGTAATGGTACTATGAGGAAAAACCGTGTATAGCTCTCTGAATATTTACAATCAGCCTGTAACACTAGCTCCTACAACGGTTGCAAGTCCTAATGCTGCCTATCAGAGAATGGCTAATTTCTGGGGTTTAGTTGAAGATTTGAAAGAGGGAACATACAAAATTCGTAGTGAACATAGAAAATATTTAAATCAAGAACCAAGAGAAACTGATGATGCTTATGACACAAGGTTGGCAAGATCAACAGTAGTGCCATATTTGCAGCGTATCGAGAAAATGTTAAGCGGTATGCTTGTCAGAAAGCCTATTCGTTTAGACGATGTTTCAGATCTTGTTCGTGAGCAGTTGTTTGATGTTGACCTTGAGGGTAATGATCTCAATGTCTGGTTATATCAGACAGCTAGGGTTGCGATTTCTTTTGGTCATGTTGGTGTTTTAGTTGATGCACCGAAAGATGGAGAAAAGGCAAGGCCATATTGGGTAACATATGCGCCCAAAGATATTCTTGGTTGGAGGACAGAGATCGTTGATGGTGTAAGAAAATTAACGCAGTTGCGATTGATGGAACAGGTTGTTGAATCTGATGGTAAGTATGGAGAAAAGATTGTAAAACAAATCAGGGTGCTTGAACCTGGACGATATGAAATCCACAGAAAAAACAACAAGGGTGAATATAAATTACATGATGAGGGAGAGATGAGCATAAAAGATAAGATTCCTTTTGCTGTGGCTTATTCAAATCGAGTTGGATATTACGAATCACGCAGTCCTTTGTATGACATAGCAGAACTGAACCTTAAACATTACCAGATACAGAGTGACCTTGATAATATTCTGCATATCAGTTCTGTTCCATTGCTTGCAGTTTTTGGTTATCCAAACGCAGATGAGATAACAACAGGGCCAAATGAAGCATTATCATTACCACCCGAATCAAGAATGGAATATGTCAGCCCATCGGGTGATAGTTATGACAGCCAATTTACAAGATTAAAAGATATCGCAGACCAAATAAATACATTGTCATTAGCTGCGGTACTGGGTCAAAAGCTAGTTGGCGAAAGTGCCGAGGCCAAGAGAATAGATAGATCACAGAATGACAGCACAATGATGGTTATTGCCCAGCAGATGCAAGATTTGATTGATAACTGTCTCAAGTTTCATAGCGAATATCTTAATGAACCGAACGCTGGGAGTTCTTTTGTTAATAGAGACTTTGTAACAGCAAGATTAGAACCACAAGAGATCCAATCATTACTTGCATTATTCACTGCTGGTACTATCAGTCAGGAAACATTATTAACACAATTAAGCAGTGGTGAGATTCTTGGTGATGACTTTGATGTAGAGGAAGAAGTTGAGGCAACGCAAGCTGGTGGGTTGATCGAAATGGAAGCCCCAACTGAATCTGATGAGTCATAATAAATGGCAGTTCCAGAGGCTTTCTATCGTGAAGCGATTGACCTGAACAGGTACAGCAATAAGGTTCAGTTTCAAATTGCTAGTCAGTTCAATGAGGTAATTTTAGATGTATTACGAAAAATAAGAGACCTTGAGGGCAACAGCCCAACTACAACTGCAAGGCTTCGATCAATATTGGCACAAATGGTTGATAGTTTGAAAGGTTGGGAAAATGAAAGTGCAGCTTATATGATTGATGAACTGCAAAACTTGGCAGAGTTTCAAGTCGGTTTTGTTAAGGATCAACTGCAAAAAGTGTTACCAAAGGGAGAGTTTCAGGTAAACACAGTTGCTGTTTCTCCTGACTTTGCAAAATCTATTGTCACAAAAGATCCGACTGCTATGACTATTAGATTAAGAGACAAAGATGGTGTATTTAGATCGGCTCAGTTTGCATTGACCGCAAAAAGAGGATCAGAGATATCTTTACCAAATGGAAAAAATGTAAAAAAATCATTTAGAGGCATTGCTGAAGATTCTGCTTCAAGATTGTCAAAAGCAATCAGACTTGGTGTTTTAGAGGGAGAATCTTTACCAAAGATTGTAAGAAGGCTCAAGGGGCCAAACCTTAGATTTAATGCAAAGCCACAGAATGCGATTGCATTGAACTCTGCCTTAAAAAATTCAGAGGGGATGCTTTTATCAAATAAACAAATCCAAACTGTTGTTAGAACAACTGTAAACCAGGTACAAAATGCAGCAAGTCAGGCTGTATATGCAGCAAACAAAGATATAACAGGTAGATATCAATATGTCGCAACACTTGATGCAAGAACAAGTTCTATCTGTCAAAGATTAGATGGTCAATTGTTTAGATATGATCAAGGACCTGTACCTCCACAACATTTTAACTGCCGATCAACTACTGTTCCTGTTATTGATGACGATGACTTGGCAAGGGCTTTTCCTAATACAAGACCAAGTGCAACAGGTCGTGTTCCGCAAGATACAAACTATGCAAATTGGTTAAAAGATAATCCTGATGTACAGGACAAAGTATTGGGGAAAAAGAAAAGATATTTCAATTATTTGATGAGTCCTAAGAGAGGTACAAAACAACTTAACGCTACAAATGCCTTAAAAAAAATTATCCGTGAAGATGGATCAGAGCTAACATTAAAAGAGTTAGCTGATAAATACAAAGATGCCAATTAAAAAAGGAAAATCACAAAAGACAATCACAGGCAATATCAGAATGTTAATGAGAGAGGGCAAATCAAGATCACAGGCAATTGCCATTGCATTATCGACAGCAGGTAAAAAGAAAACAGCTAAGAAACGTAAAAGGAAGTAATATAGAAACAGCTACTTTTATTGTCATGCCTTCACACTACGGATCAATGAAACCAAAAGGAAAGAAGAAGAAAAAGAAGGGAGGTAAAAAATAATGGGATATACATTTAAAGTCCAGACTTATGATGAGTCGAAGCCAAAGGCTGAAAAAGAAACAAAACCAGCAATTAAGAAAAAAACCAAAAAGTGACTAGAAAATTTAGGCGAGTTCCAAAAGACAAAAAGACAGGTGTTCCCAAAAAATATCTGTCTGGAGCTATGAACAAGTTAGCGAAAGCTGCTGAGATCAAAAGAACTGCTGAAGCCTACAGAAAAGGAGAATTTATTGATATAAAGGCTGTATCTAAATCACGCACAGAGCAAAATGTCGCAAGCAAAAAGAAGAAAACCACTAAGCGAAAGCGTAAAAGCTAGTCTTAAAAAAAAGGCTGAAGGTACGCGCTTTTTTTATGGTGAACTTGCAGAAGTTTACCGAAAGGGTCAAGGTGCTTATCTTTCTGCTGGATCAAGAAATGTTCCAATGGCAGCGTGGGCTATGGGCAGAGTAAATAGTTATATGAGAGGTGACAAAGCAAGAACAGCAGACGCAGCAATTTATTCAAGGTACAACAAAAAAAGATAATGGCTCCAAGAAAAGTTAAAAATCCTAGAAAATCTGCTAAATATTACCGATCAAATGATGAAGCTCGTAAGAAAAAAAATGCTGCTCAAAGAAAAATAAATAAAACAACAAAAGCAAAAAAATATAGAGCAGAATTATTAAAAGCTAGAAGAAAAGATGGAAATGTTGGAAAAGGAGGAATGGATTACAGTCATACAAAAAGCGGTAAGATAGTGAGAGAAAATCCTAGTACAAATAGAGCAAGACAAGGTTCAGGAGGTAAACCAAGAAAAAAATGAAATTAACTACAAGACAAAAAAACACACTTGCAAAGCATCAAAAGGCTCATGGTCACACAAAGGCTCATATGGAATATATGAAACGTAAGATGAGAGAAGGGGTTTCATTTACTGAGGCACACAATATGGCAATGAAGAGGAAGGGCAAATGACACTTAGTAAAAAAGAAAAGATTGAACGTAAGCTGAAAAAGTATGGCTTAACAGAAGTTAACAAAGCAAAACCAACTCCAGGACATCCAACAAAATCTCATGTTGTGCTTGCAAAAAAAGGTGATGAGGTTAAATTAATCAGGTTTGGACAGCAGGGAGTCAAAGGTGCTGGCAAGAATCCAAGAACAAAAGCAGAAAAGCAAAGAAGAGCTAGTTATTATGCAAGACATAATGCCCAGAACCCAAATCCAACGATATTTTCACCGTTATTTTGGTCACATAAGGTCAAATGGTAATTTTCACGATAATATTATAAATAAATATTACGATTTTTTATGTCAGAAGAGCCTATCAAGCCAAACCCTTCTCCTGAACAATACGCAGCTTTACAGGAAGAACTACAAAAACTAAAAGCTAATAATGCAAAATTATTAGATCAGAATATAAAAGCAAAAGAAGCAGGGAAGGCTATTCCTCCAGATGTTGATGTAAATGCCTTGATTGCTTATAAGCAAAAAAAAGAACAGGAAGAACTTGAAGCACAGGGTAAATATGAAGAGGCAAGAGAAAAACTTGCGACTCAGTATCGTGAAGCTGAAGAGGCAAAAAACAAAAGAATACAAGAACTTGAGCAAAGACAAAGAGAACTTGAGGTTGAAGCCCCTGCTGTCAGTGCATTAGCTGATGTGGTGCATGATCCACAATATGTATTGTCAAGAATAAACAGAGATCAACTTGCAAGAGAAGCTGATGGCACTGTTGTTATCGTTGATGGTTATAACAGAACTCCTGTGAAAGATTGGGCGCAACAAAAGATGCCTCAATGGGTACAAAAAAATCCAAGACCACAGGGCGGTGGTGCTACAACAACCAAAGTAACTGCTGATGTAATTACAGGTGAAGCCAACCCATTTGCTAAAGAATCTTTCAATCTAACTGAACAGGCTAGATTGTATAGAACAGACATTAATAAATATAATATGCTCAAAAACGCAGTTAGCGGTTAATATAAAGTTAACTTGTTTGTATAAGTTAG